GCGTCCTCCCAGTACTCTCTGGTGTAGTCTGCACCGTATTCTAAGGCTATTTCTATGCTTTCGTCCCTAAAATGTGGCCTTTTCTTTAAATTACGCAATTGTGTACGGTTTAAACGGTGTCTTTGGATAGTAAACTCAGCTTCACCCATGTTTCGGGCGTCTGGATCAGGGTAAAAGTCCCAAATAGACACATATTCCATCTTAGGGATGGTTTCGAATATAGGTGTGTAGTTTCCGTCTTCATCCCAGCGCGGATACTCCTTGTCATGGGCAAATGGACCTTTAAATACGCCTGTACCGAAGAGACAGCACTCAAAAGCTATCGATCTCAGGTGTTTAGGTGCATCAGTCTCATCTAACTGGTCGTGCATCATCTTTTCCATCTTCTGAGCGGCACGTTTGGCTGGCTCATATGTGATGGACTCTGGTGTTTTGCCTACACCTAGCTCTAACTGGTCCTCGACCTCTTTCAGATCGTCTTTAAACAGACCTAAATCCCTAGCAATGTCGGGCCGTACTATGGAAGACTTTGGTGTGTAGTCTACTCCGGTCTTTTCCTTAACATTCTCTGAAGTCAGGGCGCTGGGATCAAAGGATATGGCATCAGCTACATTATTAGGGAACTGACGGGCCTCAATACCTATCGGAAACTTCGATCCTGCAAACAAAACGTCTACAACTTGGGCATATGCAGCCAAGACTTTGGTTTTGGTAACCTTAATAAAGGCTTTTGACTTCTCAGTGTCGGTAAATTGTACAGCAGAAGAGTATATACCACGGTAATTGCGGTATGCGGCTAACCAACGCTCTTCATCCGATAAACGGGCGTCTTTAGAGCGCCTGTACTGAGACTTAATAAAAGATACTGCACCAGAATAGCTCTGGTTTTCTTCCTCAACGTCACCGTCTTCAGTTAATGGTACTGCAATGTCGGAATCGGTGATGTCATCGGGAAGTGGTTTGTCCATTAAGGCCATATTTTAGTATCCAAATGTTGAGTCAGCAGGACGCCAGACTTGTGGAGATTTGCCTTGGCCCAATTCAAACGGTGAAAAGGCTCTAGGGCGGCTCATGACCGCGTACCGGACGCTGTCGTATGCGTGGTCGGTTGCGTAGCGAGGATCAATGTCATCAGAGCCTCTGGGGTCAGAAGGTATTACAGGTAAATCCGCTATTATCTGTCGGCAAGTATTAAAGAACTGAATGCCGGGTATACCAGTGACCTCATCTACCTTGAGAACTTCATGGAAGCGGTTCTTACCAGCTACCCTTGCACCGTTGGTACGGTCACTAGGACGCCAGCGTGTGCCTTGTGAGATCATCTCTTCAGCTATGGACGGCCCAAGCTGACCTCGGTTGTGCCAACAACTACTGTCTAAGACCCCGTAGTCGATTTTATCCTCGCCTTCAGCCGCAATAATAGCTTTAGCCAGGTCTCTGCCTGTATGCTTAGAAAGGTATAGCTCTCGGTAGTTTATTAAGGTGCTATAGTTTGGATCGATAGCAAACCAATGCACAGCACTATAAGAGCTATATCCGTAGTCACATGAACGAAACCTGCGCCAGTTACCCGGTATATCAAACGGTTCAATAACGTGCGTAGATTGCCTAAATTCAGAAAACGCTGCACCATCTGCAACTGCCCAATCGCCTTCAAGAAGCTGTCTCCTCTGCATTTCAGGTAAGGATAGTAGGTTGGCCTCGTACTGACCGCCCTCCATCAGGTAGGGGTTATCTTTAAGGCTGGCTGGTATGAACCTTCTGTAGAACAGTGGCTCCCCAGCTTTCTCATGCCCATCAGGATAGACTAGGTCGTTACCCGTCTGTATGTCTTTAGCCACAAACTTTGTGTTGGCTGGAGAGGGGTCAATAAAGGCGCGTTTTACCCATCCATGCCCAATTCCGCCGGGGTTTGTAGTGGCCCTCATGTGGATTGGTAGAGTTGTATCGGTAGTTCTCAAGCGACTTCTTAAATAATTCCAGCAAAATTCTGAGGGGTACTGAGTCAATTCATCTACAGCTATGTAACTAAAGGATTGTCCCTGATAACGAAGAACGTCTTGGTCCCGGTCTAAGTAGCTAAACCATAGTTTTGCACCACTTGGGAACGTCCACTGAGATTTCTTCTCGCCCCACTTAGCTCCCTTAAAAGCTTTGAGGTATAATTCTTGTGATTTCCAAATTAACTCCCGCAGTTCATCGTTAGTTCTCCTAAGTATTAGTCCACTAAAATTAGGATTATCAAAGTACCGCATTGGGTCAGCAAGTAGTCCAAATGATTTACCACCACCCGCAGCGCCACCATATAGCACCTCTCGCTCACTAGCAGCCAGAAACTCTGTCTGCGGCCCAGCGTTGGGAGAAAAGACCACCTCCTTCGTCTGCTTTTGGCTCTCAATAACGGAGAAATCGAGGTTAGCTGTACTAAGCTCTTTAGTAGGCTCTAAGGCGTCCAGCTTCTTCTTCGCTAAAGTAAGTCTACGCTTTGCGTCAGTCTGCTTGCGTTTGGCTGCACTAAGCTTCTTATCTTCTGAAGTCTTAGGCTTCCGCTTACGATTGTCCTTAGCAAGCTCCTTGAGCCGCTTAGAGGGGTTATCGCTGCCTTTACCACGCCGGGACTTCCAAATGAATATTAGCCCCTGATGGCTTATCTTATCGCCTGTCTTAGAAGTGAGCCACTCAGCAGTCTTACGAGTGGAGTGGCCTTCTTCAAGATAGTCCAGTGCGTCTTCTACTAAGCTGGCTTTTTCTTTATCTGCTACAAGTACCAACGGATCATCGTCAGCCTCTTTGTAAGCATATGGTATTTTAGAAGTCTTATTTGGTCTGACTTTATTTAGCCAAATACTCAATCTGCATTCTTAGGTGGTAGAATAAACATAGCACCGCCCGTATTCTTGACCTCAACTTGCTCTTTCTTAACAAGACCAGTGCGGTCTAGTATCTGAGCAGCCGCTGCAATGGAGTTCCTTGCGCCCATAGCACCGGGGTCATCTAATACGTCTACCATTCCCCAAGCGGCTTTAGGGGCGTTCATAGCCAACATTGTAGACGCACGTTCATTGATTTCATCTTTGAGAGAAGACACCACAGAATGAATAGAGGTAGTCTCAGCATAGTTGGCTATGTTCATAGCTTTCCTAATGCTGCCCTTGCACTCTTCCGACATAAGAGCTTCTAAGAAAACAGTTTGCTTATCGGTTAATTGCTTTTCGTCAGCCATTACGCCTTAGCCTTCTTCTTAGTATGACTTAGGTTTTTACTTTTAGTGGTGTGTTTTGTACCCGTCATCAACTTGCCATCCGTCTTATGGGTAGGACCAGTGTAACGTTTACCGTTAGGAAGATAATGAGGTTTGTCTTTAGCCATGCTATTTACCCTTCTTTTTAGCTTTATTCTTTTTAGAATTAGGGAAACCAGCTTTCATATCCGCATAAGCTTTAGGGCTTATTGTTGACTTTTTCTTAGTGCGGCTTTTGCCAGACTTTTGCTGTTTATTCATGTTTTCGTATAAAGACATTTCTAATTCCCCATTTCTGGTCGGTAGTCTTTAGGAAAGTAGACTAGGACATAGGTCTGGCACTCAGGGCAGGAGTGATTGCTAACGATAAGGTAATCATCCTCATCCTCGCCATCATGGTCTCCGCCATGTATTAAATCAGCATTGCAGTGAGGGCATTTCATGTGACTACTTCTTTTTCTTAGCTGCCATGCCGCCGCCAGCCATTTTCTTCTTAGGAGCCATACCACCGTTAGCCATCTTCTTTTTGCCAACCATGCCACCCTTCATGTAACCACCAGCCATTTTACCCATTTTCTTGTCATCTTTTTTCATCATGTTAGGCATAGTTATTCCTTTACCAATTTTTACAGGACCAATACCTGGCCGTTAATTTTGAAGTTGCGGTGTCGCACTTGTGCCTTGCTCTGAAGGACTTTCGTGCTGCGGGGTTATCTTTGCGGATTTCCATGTTTGGATCGCCAAAGGGAATGTACTTAACCGTGTCACCTTCTACGGCTAATACTTCGAACTTCTTAGGGCCGCCTCTGCGAGGTTTGTTAACTTCGGTGAAGCCGTGACGCTTCTTACCAGAAGCTATCTTTTCAGACTTAGTTTGGGCCATATTTAGCTTTCGTCTTTGTCAAACTCTTCATCAAGTAACTCAGGGATGAAACGTCTGGGGTCATGCGGAACCTCAACAGCACAGTCCTCAGTAGCAAAGTATCTACCGTACCCATCAAACTCTTTACCAAGCGAATTAGCCTCTAGCTCTTGCTTCGAGATTAAACCTTCTTCCAGTAATAGCTGACGGATGTGGTCAAACTTTAGAACCTGACCTGTGCGCTGTTGTATGGCTGCGCGTATATAGTATAAATTAAAAGACAATTTTCCCCTAGTCCCTACATTGTAGCATTTTATTAGTGTAATAGTCAAGCAATTAATTAAGCCGTTAGTTAACGATTTACGTTGACAATTAGCTGTTTAATTCGTATAATGAATTGTCGCTTGAGGGTACAACTATAGGGTAAGTACTAATCTCCTAGTATTATACTTTAAGTAGTAGTCCCGCGACCTCTCCCCCCATAAGCAACCTGATAAATATCCGACCGACTTAGTCCTATGTCTTTTAGGTCTTTGTCTGTCATGTTATGCAATTGCCAGTAAGACGCTCTTCTCATTTGATTAACTTGTAGTCTCTTGATAATGCTAGCCTCACCTGAGAAGAAGTGAACTAGTACTGCAACGATCTTAGTAATCATAACTCTATCCTTATATGTATATCTAATTGTATATACATTATACCAATTCATTGGCGTAAGGAGTAGATAGTTAAAGGGTATACCCGTTATGCTTTAAGGTAATCTATAGCCCGTTCTAGTAATGTAATATTATCCCTAAACTTGCCCATACCCGTATTGCAAGAGTCACATATAAAGCCCCTGAATGCTCCAGTGGTATGATCGTGGTCTAGCCTAAAAGGCGTCTTATTACCCATACCAGGAGAGAACAGAGCAACAGCGTCCTTTAAACATATCGGACAGGTATGATTATCAGGTACACTATGCTTCGCATGAAGCTGTTTCATCTTAGCCGTATGCACCCGCAAACAACTCTTACAAGTACAAGCTCTGCCCATACTCTTAGCTCTATTAAAGCCAAAGTAGTTTAACGGTAGTATTTTTCTACAGCCAGAGCATCGCTTAGTCTCACCAGAGTGTTTCTCTTCTGGATCATCATCCGTCCAGCCAAATAGATTAGTCTGGGTCATATCCAGCGTCAAAGAGATCAGCTACATTCTCAGTGCTGTCTTCCATGCGCTGGGCTAGAGTTCTAAGTCTCTCAGCCTCACTTACGAGTTCATTCGCTATTGCGTATAATTCCCGATAGTCCATGTCTTCGTTGTCCATGACATATTCAGTTATCTCAAAGAAGGGTTTCAAGATCACCTTCTCATCTAAGTCTCCTACAGTGAGGAAAGACTTTATATTTAGCATACCTTCATCGGAGATTTCAAAGTCATGGTCTATAAAGAGAGGTAATCCCTCATCAAATAGATTAGTATCTTGTCCATAGTCTTCTACCATTTAGCATTCCTAATATAATAAACTAATTGGTCTAGTACCGTATAACAAACTCCACAACTAAATGCAACCCCCTAACACTTTACAAGGTGGCATTAACTGAGATTATAACAACATATAGTCTCTTTACGAATACGGCTGCGATATGGACTTGTAGCGGCTGTTTACGGTTGCCTAATTCTCAAAATATGTCTGGGTTGTATACGGCACCGGGGGAGGGGGGGGTGGCAGATGCCCCCCTCTCGAACGCTCGGCCCAAAGAAAAATCTTTGCTAGCCATATCGATTTTAAAGCCCTTGTTTTTATGGTAAATTTCTTCCCCGGCCACTGGTTAGGTCGTAGGTTCCACGTTTTAAATATGGCGATAATAGATACTTACGGAAAAAGTGGCAGAACTAATATCTGCCATTCGGTGAATAAAAGATTTGTACGCAAATAAATACGCAAGAAAATATCTTGAACAAATAAATATTATTGTCGGAGCGATTGGCGCTCTTTGACAGTTTGAAAAAGAGATAGTGAAGCGCGTGTTTGTATACCCTCAGCCCTCACCTCAGAACCTCCCTAAAAACACACTACTATAATGCCCTCATTTTAGCGGCTTAAATTAGCCAGGTAGATTTGAGGAACAAACCCAGAACAAATACCCTAAATCGTTTCTGAATGGCTGTTAACTGTTTTTATATACTAGCGCCAAGCTTTCCGGGTTTGGTCGCTCAAAAGC